ATGGCCTGACGGGTGATGCTGAACATCTTGCCGTAGGTGGCCAACTGGATGGTTTCGCCACGGTCGCCCACGGTGCCATATTTGTATTCCGCACCTTCGGCAACGTTATCCAGCGCCGGGAACAAGCCAAGATCAACGCGCTTAGCCGGTTTGAAGTCGGTCAGAACGCCTTCGGAAGTCCACAACTGGAAGGTTTCGTCGGCTTCTTCGTAGCCTTTCAGCATCGATTTTTCGGCGACGTTGGCCAGCAAGTTGGTGAAGTCGCTCGACGAGTGCGTAAACGCCGCTGCCACCATCGACATGCGATCCATGTGGCCGGTTTTTACGCCATTGCGCTCCAGCGATGCGCGCGCCATTTCTGCCAGCGTGTAGCCGCGATATTGGTTGCCAGTGTCGGCTTTAACCAGACCAGCGCGGGCCATCACAGCATTTGCAATGCCGGCGCGGGCTTTGTCGCGTTCGTCTTCTACCACTACAAAATGGCCAGCTACTGGCTCAGAGCCACGTGCCAGCACTGCCAGCAGTTTTTCGCCTGCGGCTTGCACGCTGCAGGTGGTGTCTTTTTCACACTCGGCCTGCACGGTTGCCACACCGTCAACATGGGCGAATTTTGCAAAAGTGGCTTTGATGCCATCGCGGCGATCCGCTTCAGCCTGGATGCCGGCAGCCAATGCAGCCTGCGCGTGTTGCGCGTCGGTAGCGGTCGGTTGAGTGGCCGCCGGGGTTGGGTTAGGCATAATATGCTCCTGTGGGTTGATGCCGGCGGCAGCCGGTTCGGGTGTAACGGTTTCGGTAGCTGGCGCAATGCCAAGGCGAGCAGCAATCGCTGCTGGCGGTGTGTAGCGATTGAGGCCGGCATAGCGGGCAGACGCTGCAATCGGCAGTGCTGCGGTGGTCGCGTCGATAAAGTTACCGGCCAGCGCCTGCTCGGCGGTGTACCAGTGGTCGGCGCCATCTGTCAGCAGCGCCAGCATTTCTTCTACTGGCTTGCCGGTTTTAGCGGCGTAGCTGGTGGCCATCGCTTGCGCCCAGGTGTCGAGCATGTCGGCGTATTGGCGCAGCTCTGCGCTGTTGCCAGACACATAACCCCACGGCGCGTGGATCATCAGCGTGGCGTTTTCGGCCATCTCCACCGAATCGCCGGCCATGGCAATCAGGCTGGCGATACTGGCGGCAATGCCATCGATACAAGTCGTGACGTTTGCAGGGTGGCGCTTTATGGCGTTGTAAATCGCGATGCCGTCGGAGACGGAGCCACCGTAGCTGTTGATGCGCAGGGTGATGGTGTCGACATCCAGCGCGGCGATTTCACGAACAAAATCCGCAGCCGCCACCGACTCACCCCACCAGTCCTGACCGATGTCGCTATAGATAAGCAGCTCGGCAGTACGGTTAGCGCTGGCGCGGACAATATAGGGCGATGCTGACATGCGGCTCTCCTGAGTTCTTGCGCTCAGTTTGGCCGGGGGGGTGTCTCGCTTGGTAGTAACTCGGTGAGACTATTTGCGGGGATAAAAAACCCGCACTGGGCGGGCGATTATATTTAGGCTATCCAATTCGTTAGAACGCATGCAGCTCTGAATCATCGATGTACATCACCTCCGCAGAGCCAAGCAGATGCACACGGATTCGGAATCCAACGAACGTCATTCCCGGCTTTGGCCGTCTGTACGGAATTGGAACTGTTACTTCTGTCCAAGTAGTGCTTAACGTTGCTGGCTGAGTGGGCGATATCGTCATCGTGTCGGTATCAGTTGGCTGCCAGTAGATATCTGAACCGGCCACTTTAGGAATTGCCGCGAAGTATCCATACTGAATCGTTATCTGAGCCGTGCTGCTCGGCGCCTTGAACCATAAGCGGCCAGCGTGCATGCGAGAAACATCATCGACGTTGGCCCAGATGCACACATCAGCAGAGCCTGAAGCGCCTGCCGCAGTATTCTTGGTAATTATCAGCCCATTGCTACCGTTACGAGCAGCTGCCGCGCCCTGCGTAATGGTCACGTTTGCCGATACCGTGCGGCTGGTATTGCCACCGCCTGCAGAGACAAAAACGTTATCCAGCGGGAATGTTGCAGCCTCGAAACCACCTGATCCGAGCATGTTCTGCGTTTCGTGCACACCCTTCGGCATTGGCGTACTGGTCTTCGCAACTGCGCGACTGATAATGCACGTACCAGCACCTTTTGCCATATACCCTGATGCAGGAGTACAACGCTCCAGAGTCGGTCGATCCCAGAAAACACCGCCGCCATAGTTGGCGTTTGTCTGGCAGTCAAAGATGTAATCCAGATCTACGCCACCAGCATCTCCAGGCGTGTATATCAGACGCCCACCCTGACCGATAAGACTCGCCTCGCCAGATAGCGTCCAGGAAACCTGACCAGAAGTATAAGTATTTCGCTTCAGATTCGACTCGACGTGAGTGCCAATCAATAAAACGCGGCCTCCAGTGAGCGTCCCTTGCTTGCGGTTATAGTCGATATGACAATTGTCAAACGTCAACTGCCCTTCGGCAACGTCCAATCCCAGAATATTGTTAGCGATCCAGCAGTCAATCCATTTCGGCAACTCGTAGGAGTTGGTCTGGCCGTTTGGAGACTTAATTCCTGTGTTGTTTTCGACGTAGTTGCAGGCGTAGTGACCTTGGCCGTATGAGTTATTCCCTACCTGTTCGGCAACATCGCAGCGGCGCACGGTGATTTTGTGGAAGCCAAAGCGGCTTGGCCCGTATCCGCTACCGTTAGCTCGGTTTGTATAGATACCTGTCTGGCCTGCGGTTAGATCCCCCTCAATCGCTGCGCCTGCTACATAGCACAAATTGTTGTATTCATTGCTACTTCCAAGCGAAGAGACGGTAAGAGCAACAATTCCGCCAACAGGATTGATGATCGCACCATTAAAGTCGATAGCATGGGCATCGGCATATAAAGTCAAACCACTATTCAGACGGATTGTTGAACCGGCAGGAAACTGTGCGCGAAATCTAGGGTAAGTAGTCGCAAGCCATTCCAAAGCCTCTTGGATCGGCCCGCTATCATCAGACGATCCGGAAAGCGATGCACCATATCTACTTAACGCTGTTGCGAGCTGATCACTAACGAACGATCCAATGTTTAAAGACATTTTATGCCCCTGCATCCGAGTTATTTGCAGCGGTTAAATCCGCTACTGAATTAGGCTTGTCATTCGCCGCATCACTACTCAGCACCAACCCCGCGCCTGCCACTTTCTTGCGCCAGGCGGCAATCTGCTCCAGCACGTCATCCGGGTTGCCGCCACGGCGGCGGATCATTTCCACCTCGCTGGCGAAGCCGGCCTGGGTGAGTTCGATGCTGCCTTTGGCTTCTTTCAGCGGGTCAATCCACGGCATGCTTTGGCCGACGAATAGTGCGTCGTCTGCGGTGTTCTGCACCACATCGGAGGGGATCGGTACGACGCCGGACAGGTGAGCGGCGATGACGAAGTTTTCCCACACCGGCTGCACGCACATGCCGACGAATTCGTCGGTGAGCACGGCGTAATGCACCCATTGTTCGACCAGCTCTTGTCGCTGGGCGCTGTAGGTGCCGTTGTAGTCGCGGCTGATGCTGCTGTAGCTGCCACCGAGACCCGCGGCGACGGCGCGCAGTTGGCCCTGGCGGAAAATCGCCACATTCGGGTTGGGGCGCTTGGTGTCGATCAGGCCGATTTCTTCGCCCACGGCGAGGCCGTCGATAATCATGCCGGGCTGGATGCGGATGTCGCGAGCGACCGGGTTGCCGTTTTCGTCTAGTTGCGGCGTGTAATCTTCCGGATTGCCGCGTTTGACGTAGGCAGTGAGCGCGGCGGCGATTTTCGCGGCGATGCGCTCGCTCTCTTCGTAATCCTTGATGTCATCGAGGCGGGTGATGATGCTGGCGAATTCGCTTACGCCGCGCATCTGGCCAATGCGGTCAATCGCGGCAATGTGCAGCATGCGATCCGCGCTGATGCGGCGCAGGTTGCCGATCAGGCTTGCCATTCTGGCGTCGAGCGGGTTTTGCTTGTAAACGTAAAAGCCAACCGGGCGGCCCCAGCCGTTGCGCTCGATACCCTGGTGGATTTTGTCGCCGTCGTCGTAATCCAGCGGCACCATGTCCGATTCGAACAACTCCAACGAATACGGCACGCGGGTGCCGTGGTCGAGCTTGGGTACTGGGCCGATCAACTGCTGGGCGAAGCATTCGCCGTCGC